GCAGGTCAATTCCATCAACCACCTGATCACGTCCGCCATTGTGCCGATCAAGGAGCGCGCTGCTCCGAACATCCCGGCCAAGTGGGAAATCCGCTGGATCGGCGGGGCTGAACTGCACGGCATCTTCTATGATGATGCGCTGAAGGAGGGCGGGTTTGTCACGCAGGAACTGGCAGCCATTCGCATTCACACGCTGGTTGCGATGGATGTTGAGAAGGCCGCAGTCCGGGCCGCGACCAGTCAGTCCAAGGCGGCCCCTAAAGCCCCCTCCAAGCCGTCGACCAAGAAAGCTGATGCAGAGGCAGCCTGATGCCGACCAAGGCGGACGTCATAAACACAGCGCTTCGCATATTGGGGGAGAAGCAATCCCCCGGTGTTGACGAAACCAAGCCGCATGTGAAGCGCCTGACCAATGCGTATGAGCCTGTTGTGCGGGCGGCATTCGAGGATCACCCGTGGAACTTCGCTTCTGAGGTTGTGTCGCTGTCCGCCGTTGCGTCGACTGAGCCCGGCTGGGACTACACATTCAACCAGCCTGCCAACTTCCTGCGGTTCATGAAGCTCCGGCCGGATACCAATTTTGGCGATGGCTATGATGATATGGCCTATGAGGTGCGCAATGGTCTGTGGCTGACCAATTCCGAAACGACTTACATGAAGTTCGTCTCGAAGGCGAAGATGACCATGCCTGGCTCATGGACGCAGCAATTCGGGAACATGGTTGGAGCCATGCTGGCGGATGAAACCTATCCCGCGACCGATGAAGGCAACTCCACGCGAGACCGGATCGAGAAGAAGCTGAAGGAATATCGGAAGGCCGCCAAGTCTCTCGATGGCTCGAACAAGGCGGTTTATGTGCGCCCGGCTGGCAACTTCGTGGCGGCCCGCCGGCAGGGTATCGGAGGAGCGAGGTATTCATGAGCAAGAACAAGGGCGAAATCGTCGCGTTCAATGCGGGTGAGTTCGGAGATGAGGCGCTTGCACGCACAGACCTCCAGAACTATGCCCGTGGCGCCGAGACGATGGAGAACATCTTTCCGCATATACAGGGTGGCATGTCCAAGATGCCCGGCACGATCTATGTGGCGGCAACCCCTTCCAATGGCGCGGCTGAGTTCCGTCCGTTCATCTTCTCTGAATCGGTCAAGTTCGGGCTTGAGTTCTCGGATACCAAGATGCGCATTGTGGTCGATGGCGGCCTGCTCCAGCTTGAGGGCGCGGCTGCGTCAGTCGGCTCATGGTCGGATGAAAGCGCTGCCACGCCATCGGGCGGCGGTGATGCGCCATCTGGCGGCACAGGTGAACTCTTCACGCCAGAGACCTATTGGGTTGGGGATGTCTACGGGGTCTATGCCTGATGGCTGCCTCCATCTCATCTGTCAGCTCTGTGGTCACATTCACCGGGGACAGCGGCGAGTACGCCATTGCGCGGTCGACCGTCACCACGACCGCCTCTGACGAGCTGGTCACATTCGAGTTCGAGGTTACGCGCAATGCGCTGGTCATGCGGGTCGGCTCTACGGCGGGCGGGCAGGAGATTGTATCGGATATTGCGTTTCTGCCCGGCAATCATGTGATTTCATTCACGCCGGATGTTGCCACCTACTATGTCGAGTTCCAGTTGCGCAGTGATGGCACGGCAACGCTGGAGGGCTTTGCGCGGGTCGCTGCGGGTGTGTTCGAGATCGAAAGCCCGTATGAGACGACTGACCTTCCCAGCGTGCGCTATGACCAGTCCCTGAATACTGTGTTCCTCGCAGGAGGCGGGAAAGAGATGCATGTCCTGCAAAGGCTGGGCGCGTATTCGTTCTCCCTGCGCCCCTACAAGCAATTCGATGGCCCGTTTGCTGCACTGAACCTGTCGACCACGACGATGACGCCAGACGGCAATACCGGCACAGTCACGATCACGTCTTCCACGCCAGCCTTCTCCACAACGGACGCGGGCTCCCTGATCCGCCTGACACATCCGGGCCAGTACGAGACAGGCACTTTCACGGGCGTTGACCAGGTGACTGATGCGATCCGTGTCACGGGCGTTGAGACGTCGCGTCAATTCCAGTTTGCCATTACCGGCACCTTCTCCGGAACCGTGCTGCTGGAGCGATCGATCGGCAATGAGTACAGCTTCGAGACGGTTGCGAGCTATACAGCCGTCACGGGCCAGATCTATGATGACGATCTGGACAACCAGGTCATCTACTACCGGATGCGCATGAGCGCCTATACGAGCGGATCGGCTGAGGTTTCGCTAACCTATGGGCAAGGCGTGACCGATGGCATAGGCCGGATCGTCAGCGTTGCGGCGGACAATGAGGTGACGGTCGACGTGATCGATGCATTCGGCAAGACAACAGCTACCACGCTCTGGCAGATGGGCGCATGGTCTGACACGCGGGGGCATCCTTCTGCTGTGGGCCTTTATGATGGACGTCTCTGGGCTGCGCGCTCCAATGAGTATTGGGGCTCCTATTCGGATGACTTCTCCAGCTTTGCGGTCGGGACACTCGATGCGGATGCGATCAGCCGGACGTTTGGCGGTCGCATGTCGTCAGCCCGATGGCTGCGCGGGGCATCGCGCCTCGTGGCGGGCCTTGCCGGGTTCGAGGCAGAGATTGCGTCCGGCGCACTGGACGAGGTGATCTCGCCGGCCAATGTTCGCTCACGTGCGGTGCAGGATCGCGGTGTGGCTGCGTCTGATCCGGTCCTGAAGGGCGATGGCGTGGCTTATATCTCCCGCTCCAGAGAGCGCCTGTATCACATACTGCCAAGCGAATACGGCGGTATGCAAGCGCGTGACCTGACCCGCCTGAACCGGGACATTGCCGGCTCTGGCGGGTTCAAGCAGATCGACGTGCAGCGTGAGCCTGAACCGCGCATCTGGGCTGTCCGCAATGACGGGCAGGTTGGCGTGTGCGTCTATGACGAGGATGAGCAGGTCATGGCCTGGTGCCGGATGCTGGTCGATGGCTATGTTGAAAGCGTCTGCTGCCTGCCGGGCACGCCGGAAGATGAGGTGTATTTCGTCATCAAGCGCACGGTCGATGGTGGCACGGTACGTTATATCGAGAAGCTGGCGCCGGAAGCATGGGATACTGTCACTGAGGCAAACAGGCTTCATTGCTCACTCACCTATAACGGCGCATCCACGACAAGCCTGTCAGGGCTGGACCATCTCGAAGGCAGGGATGATGTCTATGTCTGGGGAGATGGCAGGTTGCAGGGACCGTTCACGGTCGCAAGCGGGGCCATCACGCTGAACGTGGCGGTCGAATATGCCATCATCGGCCTGCTCTATGAGGGCAAGTACAAGTCTGGCCGCCTGAACTGGGGAACGGAATCGGGCTCCGGCCTTGCCAGCTTCAAACAACTCGAAAAGCTCGGCATGGTCCTGAAGGACACAGCGGGCGGGTGCCTGCGCTGGGGCGACACATTCGACACGGATGAGATGAGCCGGCTGGATGACCTCCAGCCTGAAGAGACTCTTGTGTTCGATGGTCCGGTCCAGCTCTGGAACGAAGACGTCACCGAGCCGCTGGAGAGTTCCACGACGCGCGACACGCGGCTCTGCGTCACGATGCCGGGCGCCGGGCCTGCCACAGTGCTTGGATTGGCTCCAACCCTGAAGACGAACAATGGCTGAGTATGAGCCGCTTCGGCGGGAGCATTTTGAGGGCTGGGATGAGGCGCACAAGCATTGGGTGAGGGATGTTGACGAGGGCCATCTCGTTGGCTTTGCAGCGCGCGAAAAATCCGAAATCCTCTGTATTGGCGGGCTATATGCCAACCCTGATGACGGCAGGCTGTGGGCTGTGTTCAGCAGTCGGGGGCGTCCGCCACCCAGCGTTCACAAGATGGGGATTAAGATAGTCGAAGCAGCCCGAAACGCGGGGGCCAGTGAGATATGGGCAGAGCTTGATGATACCAAGCCACGCGCTCGTGAATGGCTTTTGAGGTTCGGGTTTGAGGAAACGGCGGAAGCCGGACCAATGACCCGATGGAGGCTCGATCTTGGCAGACCCGGTATCACTCACCCTGATGGCAGCGGGCACGGCGATGACAGCCTACGGTCAGGTGTCGGAAGGCGCGCAAGCCGCCCAAGCGGGGAAGGATAACCGCACCGCAACCTATGCGGAGGCGGAGTATCAGGACCAGCAAGCCGAACAGGAAATCGCGGCCGCCTCGGTCAACAATGCCCGCATTGCCAAGCGCATGAAGGAAATCCTGTCGACCGGCACTGCAAATGCTGCAGCGGGTGGGCAGAGTTCTTCCGATGCCACCAGCGTGGCGTTCCAGGTCGAGAACCAGAAGACCTCCATTCTTGAGCAGATGCGCGAAATGGCGGGCGCCACAGAGACCGCCAACCAGATCCGGTACGGAGCCGATGTGACCCGCCGTGAAGGCGATATGGCCTATGCTGAAGGGCAGGCTGCCAAGCGCGCCGCAAACCTTGCCGCTGTCGGAACCGTCATCAAGGGCGGCGCCAGCTGGTATGACAAGTTCGGCACGAACAGCAAGGACGGTTGATCTATGCCTCGGATGCCATCAGACCGCATCGAAGGTCAGGTCAGCAATAATGTTCGCCCTACACGCCTGACACGCGCAAGCGGTGCTGCACCTGAAGCCCGCGCCCTACAGCAAGTGGGCGGCGTTGTTCAGGAAATGGGCGACCGTATCCGCACAGCCAATATCCAGGCTGAGGTGGTCGATGCGCAATTCTCCCTGCGTGACGAACTGGATCAAGCCTATCGCGAGCTTGAGCGTGACATGGAAGGCGACCCTGCCGAGTTCGAGCAGCGTATGCGCACCAAGTCGAAGGAGATCGTCTCCAAGGTGGGCGGCAACATGTCATCTCCCATGCATAAGCGCTTGTGGGAGCAGGCGTCGCAAAGGGATGTCGAGAGCTTCGCCATCCAGTCGCGTGACCTCACCTACAAGCGCCAGATCGACGGGGCGAAGGCCAAGACGATCGAGGCCGGCACAAAGTATGAGGCGGTTGTCAAGGACCCGTCCAAGAGCCGTGACCAGCTTGAGCAGGGCTATACCGATTTCAAGGGGCTCGTGGATGCCCAGCTGGAGGCCGGGCTCTACACACAGACCGAGGCTGCCCAGCTGAAGGCGCAAGCGGAAGTCAATTTCAAGAGCGGGGTTTCGCTGCGCCATGTGAGCGAGATCGATCATCGCATGGATGCGGGGGATTTTGCCTCTGCGGAAGAATACTTCAAGACGAACTATGGTGAGATCGACCCGGCCCGGCGTGAGCAGATCGAGAGCGCGATCGAGGTGAAGGGCGTTGAGCAGAAGGCTGTCCAGCGGGCTGATGCGTTCATGGTCGATGCGGCGGGCGATTACGGCAAGGCGCTGGAGAAGGCCCGCAAGGTCAAGGATGTCGACCTGCGCCTGAAGATCGAGTCGCGCCTGACCACGATGAAGGGCCAGGATGAGCAGGCAGATGCGCTTGAACAGAAGGACGTCAAGGAAGGCTTGCTCGATCACGTCATCAGTGGCGGCTCGCTTGCGTCTGCGCCGGCTGACCTTGTGCGCCGCGCCGATGCATTCACACTGGACTATATCCAGCAAGAGCAGCGCCAACGTCAGGTATGGGCGCAGCAGATGTCGACCTTGACCGCGCAAGAGCGTGCGGCCGTTACCCAGATGAGCGCGATCGGCAAGGACCATTTGCAGGGATTCCGCGCTCTGGAGCCTGAAGTCTACATGATGGGGCCGGAGTATTGGAAGACTGAAGCGCCACACCTGCATGAAGCCTACCAGCTGCTGAAGCCTGAGCATCGTTCTGAAATCGTGATGGACATCCGCAAACGTCAGGCGACCGGCAACACGGTCGACACGACGGATAGCGTGTTCAAGGATCTGATCGCGCAAGTGCCGATGCTGGGGCCTGAGAACCGCAAGGGCAAGGACTTCTCCAAGGGCTCTGATGGCAAAGGGTCCAAGCGCACCTATTCCAAGGAAGAGGCGGCTGTTCGGGCTTCCCTGTACCAGCAGGCGCAAGAGCACGCCAAGCGCACGGGCGGGGCAGACATCACGCCACAGGAATCGCGCGTCATGATTGCGCGGGCCTTCCGTGAGTTCGATGCGCGCCGGTATCCGTATGATGAGCCTGGTCGGTTCGTCGGGGAATTGAGTGGGGCGGTGATGACCTCCCCTGCATACCTGACCACGCAAGACTTCCTGCGGGAGAAGCTGGATCGTGAGCCCACACCTGATGAGGTGCTGAAGGCCATGTCGGAACTGGAAGAATAATGGCGGACGGTGATTTCATTCTCTCTGAAGAGGATCGCGCGAAACTTCGGGAGCGTATGGGGCAGGTTGAGGATACCCGCCGCGACCTGACAGACCAGCGCAATGCGATTGTCGAGACCGATAGTCCTGACGATGCCGCCTATGACCTGAAGCGCTCGAAGGAATTAGGGATTCCGCGCGCGGCTGTCGGCGGTGACCGAGATGGCCACAAGGCCCAGCAGCAATTCGAGGAATTGAACCGTCTCGCTGAAGAGGCGCCAAAGTCCCGCCGATGGCTTGCTGAGCCGGACAATTACGCCATCGCCCGTGACGAGGTGAAAGACATCTCCCTGATGGAGAAGCTGATGGCTGCGGGCTCGTCGGTGATGTACTGGGGCGCGAGCGATTTTGGCGAAGCACTGCCGGATGTTGCCAAGGCATCGCCCGCCAAGTTCAAACAGCAATATTACGGCACGCTCCAGCAGCAGCAGGAAATGGCCGGCGCATACCAGCGCGAACTGGATGCATGGAAAGCGCGTCGCAAGCCGATATTCTCTGATGGTCAGGTGGATATTGGCGCATTCAATGCACGCCTGTTTGGCCAGCAGAAGAAGCCAGAAGCCCCGCTCGCCCTGAAGATGGTCGGCCTTGGCGCCGATGACAGCTATTCCGAACTCGGCCGTAAGGCGGCTATGGGCCTGCTGGACAAGGATGCGCAGCAAAGCGCGTATCAGGCACGCAAGGCTCTGGAAGAGTTCCAGGCCAAGATGCCAAGGACTGGCGACTTCGTGACGGACTCTGCGCTGTCTGGCGTTTCGTCCCTCATCAACATGCTCCCCATGATCGGCATGGCCATCGCCACCAAGAGCCCGAATGCGCCGTCCGTCCTGATGGGCGGGCAAGTGCAGGGCGAAAGCTATGCCCGCGCCCGTGAGGAGGGCCTGAGCCCACTGGAGGCAGATCAGTATGCGGGGAGCCAAGCGGCCATCGAGGTTGCGATGGAGCGCGTCGGGCTTGGCGTGATCTTCAAGAATCTGGAAGACGGTGCGCCATTGGTACGCCAGTTTCTGGAAGGCCAGACCACAGAGCAGGTGCAGGAACAGATCACGACGGTCTTGCAGGATTTTGTCGACTGGCAGACCTTCAACCCGGAGAAGACGATTGCCGAGTTCGCGGCAGAGCGTCCGGAGGCAGCTGCGCAAACAGCCATCGCCACACTGGTAGCCTCTGGCGCCATGCAAGGGTCCATCATTGGGGCAGACGCCCTGATGACCAGCGAGAGCGATCGGCAGGCCCGCGTAAAGAACACAGAGGCCCAACAGCGCGTCTCGAAGATATTCGATGCAGCAAACAGGCTGAAGACGCTCCAGCGCTCTCCTGAAGCCGCTGTGAGCCTTCTGGATGAGATTACCGGTGACACGGATGTGGAAACCGTCACGATTGACCTGGATGGCATCGGGCCTGCGCTGGAAGAAGCGGGCATTGATCCGCTGGAGGCCCTGACAGGATTGGGTCTCGATGATGCGGCCCTGAAGCAAGCCTATGACCTTGGGGGCGAGATCGAGGTACGCACATCTGCGCTGCTGACTTCTCCCCTGATGCGGGACAATCGCGCCCAGATCGAGCCGCATGTCCGGCACAATGCCGATGAGTACACGCCCGCCAAGCGGGAAGCGGCTGAGGCAGAGCTTGAAACGGAAATCCAGAACATTGTTGCGGAAGGCCGCAAGGGGCTGGAAGACGCCGGATCCTCAATGGAAGCTGACGATCAGGTGCGCGATCTGGTCACGCAACGGCTCCAGCAAGGCGGGGCAGAGTATGCCCAGCAAGATGTGGCCAATGCCGAGATCGAACTGATGACGGCGATGAACAACACGCTGGCCCGCGCCCTTGGCCGCGATCCGGTCGAGTTCTTCAATGAGCGGTTCCCTGATGTGAAGGCATCACTGAGTGAGGAGCAAGGCGCTGAAGTCCTCCAGCAAGCCCAGACCAACGGCTATGAAGGGCAAGACCTTGAAGGCGCGCAAGAGTGGGAAGCTGCTCGTGCCAAGGGGCTGGACATGTCGCCGGAAGGGCGGATGACCCGCGCACAGGAAATGGGGTTCGATACGGATACGGTACTGTACCATGGGACGACCGCCAGCTTTGATGAGTTTAGCGCTGACGGAAATCATGAAAACCATCACGGCGCTGGGATGTATTTCACGTCTTCCGAATTAGATGTCGCTAATAATTACGCGGGTATGGGGCCGGACCTTACGAACAAAATCGAACGTGAAGCGGAGAGGTTGGCGGGCGAAACTGACCGTGAATACGACGACCCTGATGTGATTGCCGAGGCAAGACAGAAGTGGGTTCGCCATGACGGCGCGACAATGCCTGTATTTGTCCGTGTGAGAAATCCGGTCATTGTAAACGGCCAGTTGCCAGGTTTGTCTGATCGCGTCAGCAGGCAGCACGCCCCAAAAAGCACTTTTTGGGAAATGACCCATCCTTATGACGAGGAATTGGATGAGTATGGGGAGCCGGAAGGCCCCGCTGTGGATTTGATTGAGGCGGTACGAAACAGGCTTAATGATATAAGCTTCGAGCGCGCTGACGAGTTTGCGTCTGCGCTGTACGGGATGGCCATCGAAAACGAGGGACTGAGCGCTGACGAGTTTGAAAAGTCCACAAGGGATAGCGAACTATATCTCTTCGAGTACGATTATTCCGTTGGCCAGTTGATGCGGGATGTTTATCGCGATCTCGGCCATGATGGTATCGTGCTGAATAATGCAGAGCGTCAGTTTTCAAGCATGGGGATGAACCCAGACACGACGCACACCGTTGTCTTCGACCCCGCCAACATCCGCTCAGTCAACGCAGCCTTTGATCCTGACATGTCGGATAGTGCAAACCTGCTGAACCAGCTCATCGGCCCGAAGGCCAAAGGCGCAGATCAGGCGATCCTCTCCGAAGCCCAGAAGATGGCGAAGGCAACCGTCAAGACTGGCGGGGTGTTCAGCAAGCGCAAGCCGAAATACACCCGCCAGCAAATCTGGGACAAGACGGCCGAGATGGGTCAGCCTTGGTATCAGGACAAGAACGGCGACTGGATCAGTGAGATCGAGGACGGCGCGGTCGTTGTCAATTCAGAAAAAGGCAAGGTCTCTGAGGTCATCGAGTACCCAGCGCTTTACGAGCAGTATCCTGAGATTGGGAAGCAACGGGCCGATGCGCGTCCTGGCGTCGATGTCATGGAAGACACTGGCGATGCGGATATTCCCGGCGCACGGGGCAGCTATGAGGCTGACCCTGTGTTCTGGCGTCCGCACGTTCGCATCTCAACGCAAAGCGATGTGGTTGCGCCATACACTGCCGTTCACGAGCTTCAGCACGCCATTGACCACATAGAGAAGCGCAAGATGGGCAAGCGCTCTGATGGCTATGCCCTGATGCCGACAGAGCGCAGGGCCTTCAATACCATGTACCGCAAGGACTGGACGATGGAGGAGCGCATTGCGGTTCCCCCGTGGAAGACAGAGCAAGAGGCGATTGACTGGTTCCTTGGTGGACGCGCGATCGGCGTGGCGCCTGCGAAGTATGCCAAGGACGGGCTGTATGATCCATTCCCCGTGTTCCGTGAGCCGAAGCCAAAAGAACAGGCATGGCGTGAAGGGGAGGACACTGGCGCGAATATTCCGGCAGATCGGCAGTCCCGGTCCCGTGAACTGGAAGCACGCGGGGAGCGTCAGCCAAGTGGCGGGTACAGTCCCTATGTGGCGGACACGCGAGACATTGCAGGGCGCACTTTCCTGACTCGCAAGGAAGCCGAGCGCAATATTGCTGTGCTTGCGGAGTCGGGCAAACTGCCGCCGCCTGCTGGCGGGGCCATGACGGTCGAGGAAATGCTTGACCCGCAAAACATGGTCAACCTTGATGCGCCATACAGCGAGCAGCCCCAGAAAGTGCAAACCGCTTTGCGCGCATTGTGGGACATGGAGGCATCACGCCTTGGCGCTGACTATTCGGTCGGCTGGGACAATGCGTGGATACGCGAGCGCATAGGCGATCCGGCAAACCTGTCCGGTGCGGATATGATGCGAGAAATCGCAGGCTTCCGCGTCAATGAAGATGGTGGCGGCCAGATTGATTGGGTGTTCAAGAACCTGCGTGATCGCGGCATCATGGCCGGCACATACATTCCGGGCGGCAAGCGCGCTGAGAGCGAGGAAGGCCCGCCACAGTTTGAAAGCATCATGCTGTTCGATGAGACGCTGGCCCCGCATCCGACTGATGCCGAGGGCAACCTCATGCAACAGGCCCGAGGCACATTCTCCCCGACCCGCAATCTCGTCACCCTGTTCGACCAGCGCAATGCATCGACCTTGATGCACGAACTGTCCCACTGGTATCTGACTGAACTGCACAATATGGCCACGGCTGAAAATGCTCCGGCCTTCGTGAAGAAACAATATGAGGAAGTCCTGCGCTGGGCACGGGTGCCTTATGATTTCCAGATGTTCGATGAAAACGGCGTCATCACCGATCAGGGGCGGGAGGTGCAGGAGTCGTTCGCAGAAACCTTCGAGGCATACCTGCGCGACGGCAAGGCCCCTACGGCTGCCCTGCGTGATGCGTTCCGTGTATTCAAGCGCTGGATCACGTCGATCTATCGCCGCCTGACCGGACTGGAGCGGGCAAACCTGACGCCGGAAATCCGCTCCGTCATGGATCGCATGGTGGCATCAGAAGACGCGATCAAGGCAGCATCCAAGCCGGTCGAGACGCTGGCAGACCAGCAAGCCAAGGCGATGCTGGATGCAGGCATCATCACTGAGAAGCAATACGACAATTTCCGCAAGCGCATCGAGAGCGCGCGGGAAAGCGCCAAGGAAGACTTGCTCCAGGTGCTCATGCAGCAGCACTTGCGTGAGAGTGAAGGCTGGTGGCGTGATGAGCGCAAGCGCGTGAAGGGCGACCTGACGCGGGAGTTCGACCGCTCGCAGGTTGGCCGCGCATGGAACTGGCTGGCGGGCCAGGGCTGGAAGGGCGATGTGCCGGAGAGTGAGTACGTTGGGGAAGGTGAGTTCTATCAGGATGGGGGTGGGCTCAAACCGCAGCTTTCGCTCGAAGAGCTATACCGCAGTATAGCCCTTACGCCAGGAACTGCTAACGGAAAGAGCCCGCTTTTTGATAGCGTTGTGGCGGCTGGCCGTCAAGCGGCGAGCGATACCGCAAAAACCACTTATGGCTCGAAAGACGGAATCCCCTCGGAGGGTGATCTTCTGGATGAGGCGGGGATTGAGCATGATGATGGGTTCATTGAGGAACCGGTTCCGCTTACGCCCATCTTGGCCCTGGCCCTGAAGGATTTAGGGGTCGTTGAGATTACAGTTGAGGAGTATGCCTCCATCGATCCGGATGGGTATGCCAAGCATTTCGGTGGACTGGATGCTTCGTGGTCTCGTTTGACGAGAGCTGATCTCAGGATGGAGTTCAATGACTATGCGATTGATCAGGTTTTGTCTGAGGGGGAAACCGATGAGTTTGCTTATGTTAGGATGGATTCCGGGGTGGTGGAGCGTATTACCCGTTCCGCTCTGTCAGAAATAAAGTCTCTGGAAGATGTTTTCGAGCACCCTAACCACCATGTCAGGGCGGCAGCATTTCGCGCCCTTCTGGACGAGTTGGGCGTAAAATACGGAACCGCTGGATATGAGGGCGTCAATAGCGAATACGTATTCGCGGAGGGCGCAAATCAGGACGAAATAAAGATCCGATTTTCGGATCACGAGAGGCAATCGCGCCTGCACACGCCTGCGGACTATAACTTCGCGAATAGCAAGTTTCCCGTGACAGACTACCTGCGCGTTGCGGATGATCTTGCGGCTGCCCAAGTGGTGGGCGGCGAGCTCTATCAGCTGACCCCTGAGCGGATTGATGAGGCCAAGGCCCGCATGGAGCGGGCTGAGCGCCAAGGTTTCAAGATCATGGCGTTCCGTGGTGCGCGCGCGCGTCCATCGCCCGATGGCGTGTCTGACCAGCAAATGATCGGAGGAGGCTGGTTTACTGATGCCCCTCAGACGGCAAACACATATGCGCGGCCACATGTGGGAGCCCCAGCCTTTGCGATGGAGGCTCGCCTGCGCCTGCGCAATCCCATGCAGATCGACGCCAAGGGCAAGCACTTTGACCAGATTCCGGTGAGCCTGCTGAAGGGCATTGTGCCGGACCACTTGCTGAAGGGCCGCAGACTGGTGGCCTCTGACAGTATTGTCCTGATGGCCAAGCATTTGGGCCATGACGGTGTGATCTTCCGGAACATGAAGGACGACTTCAACACGAACGCGATCACGACAAAGCCTGCGACGATCTACAACGTATTTGATGCGAAGGACATTCGCTCTGCCTTTGCGGCATTCGATGATGCGAAGAGTGAGGAAGCGGGGCTGCTCAACCAGCGCGGAGACCCCAAGGGCTGGGGCGAAACCTCCCCACCGCCAGACCTTCCTCCGATCCGCCTCGACCTGTCAGCCGTCCGTGAAGACTATGGTGAGGATGCTGTGCGTCGCTTGCCCCGCGCAATCCGTGAGCGCTCTGGCGCAGGCTCAAGCGTCACTGACATGCTCGAAACCATCCGGGGCGTCCGCAAGACGCTGAAGCGCAAGCCACCCAAGTCCCTCTCGGCCTTCATCCGCTCGAAGGGAAAGCAGGGCACCATCTCATCCCCCGGCGCGCGTGGTCCGAACGGCATCAAGGGCTCTGCCCCTGAACTGAAGGCGATGGGGCTGGAGAACCTCATCAACGAAACCTCCGGCATGGACATCGACTATGTGCGCGAGATGGCGGCTGAGGTTGGCTATCTGGAAGACGGCGCCACCATCAATGACCTGCTGG